CATGAGCAACATAGGCAAGCCATCTAGACAGTTATGGTACGAACAAAAGAGCGACACACCTGCACCTCCCTTGAAAGGGTCTACTCATATTAAGTTTCTGTATGGACATCTTCTTGAAGAGTTGCTCTTACTACTTGTGAAGCTAGCAGGACATGAGGTAACTGATGAACAGAAAGAAGTTAAAGTAGATGGTATCAAAGGCCACATGGACTGTAAGATAAACGGAGAAGTTGTTGACGTTAAGACTGCATCTAACTTCGGCTTCAAGAAGTTCAAAGAAGGTAGTCTCTACCATGATGATCCCTTTGGTTACATGTATCAGCTTGCAGGGTATGAAGCAGCAGAGGGTACAGACAACGGTGGCTTCCTTGCTATCAACAAAGAGACAGGAGAACTTGCTTTATTTAGGCCCGGAGGCTTGACAAAACCCAATGTCAACACTAGAATAGAGACTCTAAAAAATAACTTAGAGTCAGACACTCCTCCTGAAAGATGCTACGAACCTGTAGTGGAAGGAAAGAAAGGTAACCTACGTCTCGGTTCTGGTTGTTCCTACTGTGGCTTTAAGAATCAATGCTGGTCAGATGCCAACAACGGCAAAGGCTTGAGAGCTTTTAAATATTCTAATGGTATTAAGTACTTCACAAGAGTCACATCCACACCAAATGTTCAGGAGATTTTTATAAAATGAAGCCACAGATTTGTAAAAGAATCAGTAGACAGACAGACATAGTGCTATACCAATGGTTAAAAACTCTTGTGACTGAAGAAGAACAATCAAAGATTAGTGTTAGTAATGTACGTGAATTCATTCCTCCCTCCTCTTACTTCTATGTAGGTAGGACACTTAGACTGAACTTTTATAGTCCTAAGTGGGTACGTAAGACAATCAAGAAGCTTGTTAAACTTGGACATGTAGTAGAGGAGATAAACATGGAACAACTAGAAAGAGTACTACCTCATCGCAACTAAAGTAAAAAATGGCTGGCGTAAAGCTAGAGTACCTCGTCCTAAGAAGTATCTTAAAGAAGATGGCAGTAAGTATGACTCTATCTGGGAGGCTGTATTACATGAATCAATTCTAAAGGATTGGGAACATCATGTTGATAAAGTACCCTATGTTATTGAACATAAGTACGAGCCTGACTTTGTTAGGGAAGTAGATGGCAAGAAGATATTGCTTGAGTCTAAGGGTAGATTCTGGGACTTCGCAGAGTATAATAAATACATCTGGGTCAAGAAGATCTTACCTAAAGATGTTGAACTGGTGTTTCTTTTTGCCAACCCTGCTGCCCCTATGCCCGGATCTAAACGGCGTAAAGATGGTACCAAAAGATCTCACGCTGAGTGGGCAGAAGCACATGACTTCAGATGGTATAGTGAAGATACAATACCTGACCACTGGATTGATGCTAAGGCTAGAGAGTCTGATGAGTATAAGAAACGTAATGATAAACTAAAGGTTAAGGTGCAATGAAACTTAAAGAACTTTGTAACTTGCAATACAATAACTCTTATGGTGGGTTGTTCAGACTTGCTAAAGGAAAATCACCAATGGCTGTAGTAAGAGTCATTCAAAATCAAGATACTATTTTAGTAGAGTGTTTGTACTTAAAGTCAGGTACAATAAATGTACACTCAGGAGAAAAAGAAGTAGTAGCTTTAAAGCTTGGAGTGTTTGAAGATGATGAAGACTTTCTGTCTAAAGAAGAGCTAGAAGAAGTGAGGCATTTAGGATGCCCTAATTGGCCTAATTGTGACATGGTAGGATGTGGAGAATGGTAATGAGTATTGATGACGCAACACCGGAAGCGTGGGATAGGATAAACAAATGGCACCGTAATGGGCCAGATCAACACCCACTATTCCCTACAAAAGATGACCCTAAAATGTTGGGTGATCTGTTAAAAGAAGACTATAAATTAGCAGAGGAAAAGATGACAGACAGTTATGCTAAAGAAGTTAATCCCCGCAAAAGGTTTGTTAAAGAACACGGTGAGTTCACACGCCAAGGGTATAAGTTCAAAACTTCTTGGGGTGATGAAGATGTCAATAGCCCTGCACACTATGCCGCACAGGGTGACATAGAATGTATTGATGCTATGGAGTCTATGCTGACAAGAGAAGAAATCATAGGCTACCTCAGAGGCAACTCATTCAAGTACAGGTGGCGTTGTAGGAGTAAGGACAACGCTGTTAAAGATCTACGTAAAGCACAGTGGTACGAGAACAGACTACTAGCTATTTTAGAATCAGATACAGTTGAATAGTAATGGCAGACAACTGGGATAGAAAGACTGAAAGGTCTGAAATGTTTCATAAAAGAAACAAAGCAAATTATAAGAAACAAAATAGAGCACGTACCAAGGGGTACAGGCAATCACAACTAAGGGAAAAGGATGACATTAACGACATCAAAGATTGGGAAGCAAGACTATCTAGGGATTCAGATTGATTACTCTAGAGAAGATGATCTTAATAACTTCTCAATAGAAACTTTAAAAGACAGATATTTATGGCAGGATGAAACCCATGCACAAGAAGCCTTCGCAAGAGCCTCAGTCTATGGTTCAACGTATCAAGGATATACTGACTTCAATCTTGCACAGCGACTTTACGACTACAGTAGCAAGGGCTGGTTCGGCTTTAGCACTCCTATACTTAGCAACGGGGGAACCAGTCGTGGTTTACCTATTAGCTGCTTTCTCAATTATGTTCCTGATTCGCGTAGGGGCCTTTCTGATCATTATGATGAGAACATATGGCTTGCGAGTGGAGGTGGAGGCTTGGGTGGATATTGGGGTGATGTTAGAAGTAACGGGGTTTCTACTGCTAATGGTAGTCAGTCTACTGGTAGCATCCCTTTCATGCACGTTGTAGACAGTCAGATGCTAGCCTTTAATCAAGGCGTTACAAGAAGAGGTAGTTATGCAGCGTACATGGACATTGATCATCCAGAGATTGAAGAATTCATTGCTATGCGAAAGACAACTGGCGGAGATCTTAATCGTAAATGTCTTAATCTACACAACGGTGTTAACATTAGTGATGCCTTTCTCAACCGTGTAAAAGATGATGAAAGCTGGAGACTCATAGACCCTAAGTCTAAGCAAGCTATCAAGACTGTATCAGCTAGGGATCTGTGGTGGCAACTACTACACACTAGAGCAGAGACAGGTGAACCATACATTGTAAACATGGATAGATGTAATGAAGCACTGCCTGAGTCTCAGAAAGAAATAGGTCTTGAGATACGACAGAGCAATCTATGCTCAGAGATCACACTACCAACCAGTGAAGAGCGTACAGCAGTATGTTGTTTATCTAGTGTTAACCTAGAATACTTTGATGAGTGGAAGGAACACCCTATGTTCATTGCTGATCTAGTTACTATGCTGGATAACATCATTGAACATTTTATTGAGAATGCTTGTGGGCGTATCACTAGATATGCAGATAATAGAAAACCATACGGAGCTACTTATGAAGACTTTACTGTACAAGAAGGTAAAGAAGGTTTTAGAAAAGCCGCTTATTCAGCGTATAGAGAACGCGCAATTGGCCTTGGAGCAATGGGGTTTCATAGTTACTTACAACGTAATAGCATTCCTTTTGAGGGTATGTACGCCTCCTCCTTCAATAACAGAGCTTTTAAACATATCAAAGAGCAGGCCAGTGAAGCAAGTGCGTTTCTTGGGGAGCTACGTGGCGAAGCACCTGATATGGCTGGTAGTGGTCTGCGTAATTCTCACCTTCTTGCTATTGCTCCTAATGCCTCTAGTAGCATTATATGCGGTGGAACGTCTCCTTCAATTGAGCCAACAAGGGCTAACGTATTCACGCACAAAACGTTGACAGGTTCTTTTAAAGTACAGAACAAGTACTTGACCGAACTACTAGAGTCTAAAGGCATGAACAATGAGAAGACTTGGAAGGCTATTGCGGCTGCTGAAGGATCTGTGGCAGAGCTTGATGGACTTACTGAAGAAGAGAAAGATGTATTTAAAACTGCACCTGAACTGAATCAGATCTGGATCATTGAACATGCCTACCAGCGACAGAAGTACGTCTGCCAAGCACAGTCAGTAAACTTATTCTTTGAGCCACCACCAGCTACAGCACCACAGGAGGTACATGATGAGTATTTGGAATATGTTAATAGTGTGCATTGGGCAGGAGCTAACAAACTCAAATCTATGTATTACCTCCGCTCTACAGCAGCTAGAAATACAGAGAATGTCAACATTAAAATACCAAGAATCAATCTTGAAGAAGGGGAGTGCCTAAGCTGTGAAGGATGACCACCCAATATATAGAGCTATGTTTTATATACATGAGCTAAAAAAAGCAGTAGATTGGCCCTCTTACTTAGAGTACTATAGAGAGCAAGATAGGGACATAGCTACCTACTCAGGCTTCTGTGCTCAGATGTGGGCTAACTATATGAACGATGAAGTTCGTAGACAAACACCTTTAACTTACGCACAGTATATAAGTAAGTATGAAGAATTATTAAAAGAAGGTTACAACCAAAGGTATAAAGATGGAAGATCATAAGATAAGAGCTTTGAAGGATCACTACAAAGCACAGATAACTTGGGCAGCTTCTGAGCTTACAAGTTACTTGGAGTACCCCTCAGCCGTAGGGGAGCACACATTCTTAGAAACTATGGACAAGCTAGTACAGCAGATAGCTGAGAATGAAGATAAGATGGTAGTATTGGAGACACATTTCAATGAGTAATATAGTACACATGAACCCTCCTCAAGCCACTGCCAATGAGATACTAGAGCTTTGTAAAGATCAGTATGCAGATCTATTGGTGTTGGGTTGGGATGAAGATGATAACCTAACGGCTAGAGCTTCTAGTGCGTTGGACAACAAAGAGCTTTTGTACATTGTAGAGTTATTTAAAATAGCTCTACTGAATGCAAACGTACAGGGACTAGAGTATGAATGAAGATTTGATACACAAGATAAACCTTTGGAGTATGTCTAGAGGTATCATAAACAACAGCACACCACTGGCACAGTTTGCAAAGCTAGTGTCTGAGGTAGGTGAGCTAGGGGATAACATAGCAAAGCAGCGCAGCGTAGAGGACGATATAGGCGATTGCTTGGTAGTACTTAATACACTGGCTATCATGTTTGATACATCCTTAGAGCGGTGCTTAGAGGTCGCCTACGATGACATCAAAGATCGCAAGGGCCACATGAACAGTGAAGGTATATTTATTAAAGAGGGAGATGTAGCATGAGCCTACTAGGAACAAGAGATTATTATAAACCGTTTGACCATCCTTGGATGTTCGACTATTACTCACAGCAAAATCAAATGCACTGGTTCCCTGAGGATGTACCACTGCACAATGATGTAAAAGATTGGCAGACTATGACCTCTGAAGAGAAGAACCTTCTTACACAGATCTTCAGACTGTTCACACAATCAGATGTAGATGTTAGCTCTGGTTATGTAGATAGATACATGAAGATCTTTAAGAAGCCTGAAGCCCGGATGATGATGGGTTCCTTTAACAACATGGAGTCCATACACCAACACGCCTACAGCCTACTACTAGACACCGTAGGAATGCCTGAGGTTGAGTACAAGGCGTTTGCAGACTACGAGGCTATGGCAGCGAAGCATGAGTACATTGACTCTGTAAAGGTCGCTAAGGGCGATAAGAGAAGCATTGCCAAGGCACTTGCTGTGTACTCTGGTTTTACTGAAGGTCTTCAACTATTCTCAAGTTTTATAATACTGTTGAACTTTCCACGGTTCGGTAAGATGAAGGGTATGGGTCAGATCATTACTTACAGTATTAGAGATGAGTCACTACACGTAGAAGCTATGACCAAGTTGTTTAGGGAATTCATTCAAGAGAACATAGAGATCTGGGACGATGACTTCAAGGCTGAGATTTACCAAGCTTGTAGAGAGATGGTAGACCTAGAAGATAGATTTCTAGACCTAGTGTTTGAGCAGGGTAACATTGAAGGATTGACCAAGGCTGAGATGCAAAAGTACATTAGGTATATTGCAGACAGACGCTTACTGCAACTAGGACTAAAGCCTAACTACAATATCAAAGATAATCCTTTGAACTGGTTAGATGATGTACTAGGTGTAGAGCATCAGAACTTCTTTGAAGGTAGAGCTACTACATACATGAAGGCTGGTATGCGTGGTGATGTTAACAAGGTGAGCTTCGCGTGAGTGAGGGCAATATTATAAGTTTTAAAGTATACCTTGACTCTAGAGGTACTCTCATGACGGAGTACCGCAAGTTTCCTAAAGGAAAAGTATCTGAATTCTTTGAAGAAGAAGATGCTATTCTTGTGCGTAAAGTACTAGATGAAGTAGAAGTTAAACTAGATGGACTACATGATAAACTTGAAAGAGAGCTACAGGCTTTAAACTAAAAGGTTAATAGTCCTTGAACTATTGCTAACATTGTGAGTACTTACAGTACCGTTAGCATATTGGTAAAAGACAGTCCTATAAATAGTAGTATCTATAGTGGCTGTCTTATTACCGTTGTCATTAGTAACTTCCTGCTTAGTCTGTGTATTAACATAGCTGTTCAACAACACACTAGAGGATGATACTGAGGGCGATACTAGAGCTACCACTTGGCCCTATCAGCCCAATAAGCTGCACTCATCTTACCTTTCTTAATGTTCTTAGCGTGTCTTGCTTTAAAGCTTTTACGCTTTGCTTTCATTCTAGCTGACTCTCCTGCCTTTGGCTTTCCTGCCGTACTAGCACCTTGCTCACCAAACCTAATTGTTTTAATTTTGTCACCTTCTTTAGCAACAACAACATGAGACTTCTTCGGATGCTTTGGAGTTCTCTTGGGCTTGTTATACCCACTAACACCCGCACGTTCTAAGCGTGGGTCTTTCTTCTTAGTCTTACCACCCTTCTTATACTCTTCTCTATCCATCATTTGCGGTGCCTCGCTGTTTTCTTTGCAATCTTTTTGGGTTGTTTACTGTGCTGCTTTCCTTTCTTTGTGTCTTCTCTTTTCTTTTTGGAAGTAGCAGCGTACTCCTTTGCTGATAAAGCCTCTCTAGCCTTCTTCGGGAGATACCTTTCACCTGTTGCCTTGCCTCCTTGTGTTGATGGTTTACCTGACTTAGTTCCCCATTTTTCCTTAGTCCACTTCTTTAAAGACTTCTGAGATTTCTTGAGTGCCATTACTTGTACCCACCACCTTTAGCTTTATATTCTTTAGCAAGCATCTGAGCTTTACGTGCTGACCACTGACCAGCCTTACCACCCTTAGTCCCTGCTTTGATCTTGTTAAACAAGTTCTTTCTCATAGTAGGCTTAGTATAATTACCTGCCTCATTTACTTTAGATTTAGTTTTCTTTTTAGCTGCCATGTTTTACCTATTTGTTAACATAAAAATAATACCACCCACTACTGCGGGTACTAGTGCTAAACATAATAGCACTATCATTCCTAGCTGACGTAGCTCTTTGTTACGTTTCTTTTTAAGTAGTGCAAGTCTTGCAAGCTCATCTTGTTTAGCCTTTCTCGCATTCGCCATCTCTTGCATACACTGTTGGTACAGATGTCCGTTACCAGACATTGTAAATAAATCTTTAACTTCTTGCATAGTGTCTGCAATTTGTTTACGAGCTAATGCAGCTTTGATAGCATCAGCTTCAGATAATCCACCGGCATTCTGAGCCTTAGCAAGCTCTACCTCTGCGCCTCCTAACTTACCTAGAAAGACTCCTATAGTAGACAAGTCATCTGCGGCACCTGCTGCTTGCTTAATAGCAGACGTAGCCATGTTAACACCTGCAACAATTGCACTTATCTCAGCAATCATTTAGGACGAGTCTTTTCAAATGACCTCATAGCACCTAAACCTAGCATACCCATAAGCACTGGCATCATAGTTTCTAAAGGTACAAGAGGTATAACAATGTCATACCCTACAAGAGCTAATACAAAGTTAGAAAATGGAATTGTAATGAAGTTACCAAACATTCCTAGTCCGCATGTCCAGCCAATAAACGGCCTCCAACCCGAAACAAAAATGTTAGAGTGTGCTGCTTCTACTTTGTTTACTTCTAGTTGTCCTTTAGCTAACTCCTGTGCATGTTTCTCAGAAATTGTAGCTATCTCATGGGCCAAAGCATTCTTCTGATCCTTGTCCTCTATAAACTTATCTAGTAGTCCAGTGACAGGGCCTACTAAGCTTGCAACTATACTCATCTAGTAACTCCATATGTGTGGTCTTGGTCTTCCTTCACTGTCTGGTAGGTCATCTATGTG